ACCGCTTTTTCTTCGTAAGTTCATTCCGGCGCGTCTGACCGATAACCCCTACCTCGCACAAACTGGCGAATATGAAGCCATGTTGAGGTCGCTCCCAGAAGTTGAACGAAGACGGCTTCTAGATGGGGATTGGGATGTCGCAGAGGGAGCGGCGTTCCCAGAGTTTTCCCGCAACATTCATGTTGTGGAAGCCTCACAGACACAGATACCTACTAATTGGTTACGCATACGCGCAGCGGATTACGGGTACGCCGCCCCCTCCTGTGTTCTGTGGGGCGCAGTTGACTGGGACGATAACCTGTGGATATACAGGGAGTTCTATGGCAAGGGGCAAACGGCTGAGAACTTAGCCAATGTAGTAGCTAATATGGAGGGGGAAGACCCTACCATGTACTACACAGTGCTTGACTCCTCATGCTGGAATAAGACAGGCACCGGACCTTCCATTGCGGAAACTATGATACGTTCAGGAATACGCTGGACACCTTCGGACAGGAACCGGATAGCCGGTAAGATGGAACTACACAGGCGATTACAGGTAAATGAGCTAACACAAGAACCACGAATAAGAATACTTTCTACCTGTCCTCATCTTATACGTACTCTCTCAGGACTACCACTGTCAAAGACAAACCCTGAAGATGTAGATACAAAAGCAGACGACCACGCCTACGATGCTTTGCGATACATGTGCATGACTCGCGCAAGAGGCCATTTAACTATTAACAATATGATGAATAAGATGAAAGAAGCAAAGCCTAAACCTTTTGACTCTACGTTTGGATACTAAGAATGGCAAACCCAGCAGTAGAATATGAGAAACAGCTTAGACAGTGGCTTGAAGCAGAGGCTGAAGTCGATCAGCCCGGTGTTAAAGGCCCTAGAGCTACGCCTGACAGACTTCCTCAGTCTATCGAACTAGCAGAGTGGGAAAAAATACAGAAAGCAGTTGATGCGTATGATGTTGACCCAAAAACAGGGATTCGAGGACTAAAGGGAAAAGAGCTAAGAGCAATGTTTGCGTTAGCTTACGGCGCTGGGCTTCGTGTAGGTGAGCTTGTTAAATTTAGAGTGAGCGAGATACGGAGCGGACCAAGAGGAACAGCAGTTTTAACTTTTATGGGCAAAGGCCCCGGAGGTATGGCTGCTGGAGGGGGTAAACAAGCTTCGATCTTTCTCGATCCTACTTCCTTTGACGCTGTAAAAGATTGGCTTAACTCTAGACCGCCTCAACTTACACCGAATGGCACGATCATAGATGACCCGTATCTTTTTCCTTCTAGAAGAGGGAATAAGGCAAAAAACCATGTAAGCCCAGATTGGTTTAGAAAACAGTTTGATAATATAGCTAGAGCGGCTGGGTTTAATGACACTTGGGTTAAGAAAAATGCGTCTCCGCATAATATAAGACATAGTTTCGTACAGCATTTAATTGATAGCGGTGTTGATCCTCTTGTTGTGCAGGGCATGGCAAGACATGCCGATTTTAAAACTACTGCAATATATTATAATCATAGGCCCCGCGCTGCTTTACAGGCTGTAATACAGTATCACCCTGCTAATGCAGTAAAACAAATAGTTGCAGCAGAGCCTTTAACTGACCCTCTAACCGCTGTAAAGATGTTTAGCTCAGATGCTGTGGCGTTTAAGGTTCAAAGCGCCTATCAGCGTTTTGTTGTAGAAAAAGAAATAAACAGTACTCAATTTGAAGCCGCAATAAACGCTATTGACGATTTAGGAAATGACGCTAAAAAAGCTATAATTGCAGACGCTACAGCAGCAAATATTGAGGATGTTCGGCAAGTAAAAAGGATATCGTTTGGCGCTCAACAAGCGGGTGCGCTCCCCGGTACAGAAGTAATACCTGCGCCGGGACAAGATTTAAAAAGTAAACAAGGTATTTCTGCTCCAAAGGGAAAGCGTATACGATCCGACTTAGTCGGTATGGCTTTAGTTGCAAAGAATATGATGGACGAAAATCTGACTGTAGACAAAGCCTACGCAAGACTAGGTGAAAGTGCTGCAATGTTTAAGCTTGATCTTGAAGGTCAAATTGCAGCAGGAAGTAACTCCGCAAGAGAAGCGCTTGATATTTTTGAAGCAAAAGTAAGAAACGCATTTCCTGACGGGATTTATCATAGAGGTGTACTGGTATTTGATGTTTTAGACGCTAAGGGTAAAGTCTTATTAACAGCAGGATCAATTTCACCTGTAGACGAAATAGAAGCTATAGCCCATGCTATGAAAAAACAGGGTATTCTTGTGCCTTTTGATGATGCCAATATGTCTGCAGCAAGAGCGTATTGGACTACAGAATTAGAAGGAAAGCCCTCTGGAACAGCGGCACGAATAGATGTTAGAGAGGCTATAGATAGAGGAGGCTCTGACCCCTTTACACATGTTGAGTTTGATAAAAAAAATAATACAAAAATACTAAATAGGAATCAACTAGCCGGTGCAGAACAGCGTATGCCTCTGTATAAACTAGCTGGTTATGAAGGGGGCAGTGGTTTTAGATTACACCCTGCTTTGGTTGATTCTGGTGAGTTAAACAAAATTGAGGTAAAAGAAACTAAGAAATTGTTACAAACAATAACACAACTTAATAGACCTGTTTGGGCAACAAGAACACCTACAGAGGCTCACTTAGGATATTTCAACAAAGAGTTAGACTTTATAAAAGCAGATGCTGCCTCTAAGAAAAAAAACGTAGGGAATACTGAAGCCTCTAAGAATAAACATCTCAAAAAGACGACAAACGCTGCGTTTATAGCAGGTGGTGCAAACGCTGAGTTAAGACTTACACAACCTCCTGTTCAAGACCCAAGAGTTCTTGCACATGCTGCAGCACAAACTATGAATCAAGATACTTATACAATTATTAGTGCTGTAGCACTTGCTGGAGAGGTTGATTCGCCAGAAGAGTCGGCAGAACCAAAAAAAATAGAGACAACAGAGCCATCAAAACAAGTAGAGCCACCAAAAAAAGGTAAAGCCGTAAAAGTGCCGTCTCTAGCAGATATGAAAAAGGCAGCTAAAATTATAGGAAGCGGATCAAAAGTGTTAGGGCCTATTATTACCCCTGTTACTGGATTTCTTGGTTTCGGTGTAGCACTGGAAGCTGGCGATGTTATGGCAAAAACACACGGTGTTGCAGAAGATCCAGAAGAGTTTTCACTTGAAAAATCTGGAATGGTAACTGGCGCGGCCTTCGATATAAAGCATAAAAATGCTACAGGGCTTCCTGTGCAAATTCTTATGAATATGCTAGAAACTGGACGAACTGATTTAATTGAAAAGGCTAGGAAAAATTGGGCAGAACGAAAAAGTATGCGGCCCGAAGAAAGAGAACGAAGAGAAAAAATCAGAGCAACATACGCGAAAAGTAGAATAACTACACTGTCTGTGGAAGAACAAGAAAAATATATACTGAAAACCTTATATCAATCGGGGCAAGAACCCGGTTATCGTCTCCCCGGCTTTGGATATACGGGCGTTCCGATAGAACAGCGTAGAAGTAGTAACCAACCATCCTTCCTTGAGATGGATCAATAGCTATAGAAAGGAAAAGCTATGTACACATATGGTAAAGAATATATTATGGGACTTATGAAAAAACAGGGTGAAGTTAGTCCTGTACCTGATGGTAAACTTCATCGTGAACCCTTTGACAAAGAAATTTCTGGCCCCCTAGAGCGGGATGTGCAGATTGTTGACATGGGACGTAAAGCAAACCCGGATAATAAGTTCGATCCCGCTGTATTTAAAATGGCAGATCAAAAAGACTACTAAGTAAGGAAGTCTCACTATGGAAGATACGCCTTTAGGCGATATCCCTGCTTCTGCTATCCTAGATGATGTTCCCGGCGCGGTCGGGGCAATACAGTCTAAGTTCAATGATGCGGAACATGGCAGATATCAGCACGAACAACGCTGGCTGAAGAGCTACAAGAACTTTAGAGGTATATACGATTCTACTACACAATTTCGGGAAACTGAAAAAAGTAGAGTATTTATCAAGATTACCAAAACAAAAGTTCTAGCCTCTTTTGGTCAAATTATTGATGTATTGTTTGCCAACAAGAAGTTTCCTATTGTTGTAGAATCTTCGCCTATGCCAGAAGGAGTAGCTGAGTTTGCTCATTTAGATGTTGCAGGGCAAATGCAACAGCAGCAGATGCAGCCACAACAGGCACCAACAGACCCCTTTGGGTTTGCTGGTGACGGGCGGGAACTTCCTCCGGGTGCTACGGAAGCGCAAACTCCTGAGAACTTTCTTGGGGGCATGGCTCAAAAATACGAGGGTGCTAACTTAGCAGAAGGCCCCTCAAAGATGGGTGAGCCTCAAATCTCTCCAGCCAGAGAGACTGCGAGGCGCATGGAAAAGTGTATCCATGATCAGCTACAAGAAAACAATGCAGTTAATGTGTTAAGGCACTCTATATTTGAATCTGTCCTTTTAGGAACAGGAATAGTCAAGGGTCCGTTTTCTGAATCAAAAACACTTCATAGGTGGGATAACAACAGGCAATATAATCCCTATCAACGCAGTGTTCCTAGAATTGAGTCTGTTAGTTGTTGGGACTTTTTTCCTGATCCGAGAGCTACAAGCATAGATGATTGCGAGTATGTTATACAACGTCACCGCATGAGTTCTTTCCAGTTGCGCGACTTAGCTAACAAACCCTATTTTAGAAAAGACAATATCGCAGCATGTTTGAGTATGGGACCAAATTATACTGATAAGTATTATGAGGAAACCATTCGGCGGGAAAGCACGGAAGACATGAGTGATAATACCCGCTTTGAAGTTCTTGAATACTGGGGAATGTTAGATTCTAACCTAGCCTCTCAAATAGGGCTAGAACAGGAGCTTTTTGATGAGCTTACTGAAGTACCTGTAAATATATGGGTTTGCGGTCAGCATATCTTACGTGCGGTACTAAATCCTTTTGTACCTTACAAGCTACCCTTCCACGCTTTCCCCTATGAAATTAATCCATATCAACTATTTGGTGTGGGTGTGCCTGAAAATATGGAAGATGCACAACTACTAATGAATGGTCATATACGTATGGCTATTGATAACCTAGCACTTGCAGGTAATGTAGTATTTGATGTTGATGAAGCATCTCTTGTACCCGGACAGAACTATGATATATATCCGGGTAAGGTCTTCCGTAGGCAGTCCGGTAATCCGGGTACAGCTATTAACTCTGTAAAGTTCCCCAACACCGCTGGTGAAAATATACAGATGTATCAGGCTGCACGACAATTAGCCGATGAAGAGACAGGACTTCCAAGCATCATGCACGGACAGACAGGTGTTTCTGGTACAGGTCGTACAGCAGCAGGACTAAGTATGCTGTTAGGCGGGGCTAATCTAAGTATTAAAACGGTTATCAAAAATATTGATGACTTTATGTTAAAACCTTTAGGTGAAGCTCTATTCCATTGGAACATGCAGTTTAATGACGAAAAACCAGATATAGTTGGTGATCTTGAGATTAAGCCACAAGGCACTGCTGCAGTAATGCAGAAAGAAGTGCGTAGTCAAAGACTAACAGCCCTTCTGCAGACCGTTGCTAATCCTATGTTAGCACCGTTTATCAAGATTCCCAATCTCGTAAGGGAGCTAGCTATTGCACAGGATATTGATCCTGATTTGCTCGTTAATGACATGAATGACGCGCAGATTTTTGCAGAGATGTTAAGAGGTTTAAATGTTGGACAAGGAAACATGCCAGACCCTGCTGCCGCTGGTCAACAACCCAACGGCATGGGGCAGTCTGGAGGACTACCTCCGGGTTTTGAAGGAGAGACAGGAGGCCCTGCTGGGGGTGGAGAAATCGGACTTAGAGATGAGATGGCTGCAGGGCAAGGTGCAGGTGGTGGACCACCTCTTGTCCCTGAAAACGCAAGTTAATACACAACAAAAGGTTTATTCAAAGAATGGCTAATACTGCTCTAACAAACCAAGCGGGACAAATATTCGGAACTGGACAGCTTGTTACCGCTGGTACTGATCAGTATTCTAAAGAAGCAGAGCTTCCCAGCGTACCCGGAGTAGCTGGTACGGCTGGAGAAATAAACCCCTTTATGGTGGGCCAACTTAATTATTCTTCTCCTTCAGGTTTTGCTGGACAAAAACCTGCGACAGAGGAACAGGAAGATACAGCAACAAGTATTAATGATCCTTTTCAATTTGCCATAGAGAATGTTGGCCTTGAAGATAGAACTTCAATCCAAGAGGTTCCTGAATTTGAAAATCTAAGCGATAATACGCTATCTCTTTTTGGTTTAGCTGGAGTTACGCCAAAAAGTTTAGACCAGACATTCACCAATCTAACAGCATCAAAAGAGATTGATCTTACGTCTTTCGGACTTCAAACTCTTAATAATCTTAGTAGACCTGCAGGTGCTTTAGCTGCTATAGCAACGGGTAGAACACAAGCAGCTTTAGAATCAGCTTTAAAAAGTAATAACCCACTTGCTGCACCTTTTCAAGCTCTTCAAGCGTATAATGTCTTAGACACTCTAAGTAAATTTAGCTGGGATGAATTTACTTCTTTGCCAGATAGGGCTGTTACAATGGTAGGTGATCTGATTGATGTTATGGCAGAAGTATATGACGCGCCTCTCCAAACAGCAGAAAAACTTGCGGGAATGTTTGATAGTTATAACGTCTTTGGAACATTTAGCCCAAAAAATAATTCTTATAACTTTGGAGAACAAACAGTTAACGTAATTACAGATAAAAAATCAGGAGCGTTAGCTACCCCCGGCATGATTACTTCAATGCTTCCGGGGCCAATGAAAGCGGCACCTATTGTTGGAATGGCGCTAACTGACTTTATGTCAAGCATACTACCGGGACCGGGATACAGCTATGAAGAACAAACCCAATATGATATGCAAACAATGGATCAAGCACAGAGGGGCGTAGAAGTTGACTTAGCAGATATTGCTCCCGGTCTTTCTATGCACTCTGGTCCTTATGGTTCTGTTTTAAGTTTTAACGAAGTTGATATTCCCGGTCTTGGTCCTATTAGTGGTGTAGCTGATATGGGAAGATTGACTGCAGAATACAGTACTGCTGCTGCAAGACTGACGGGCATGGATATTACTGCTAGTTACGGTCTTAGTAGCGCCCAAATAGCAAATACTATGGCAGGTCTTGACACTGAACAAGAAATGGCCCTTAACGCTTGGGGAGAGCAAAACCTAACAGATTTAGCGAATGTAGAAACAGAAGCTAGAGCTACGGCTATAGGGTATCAGTCTATATACGACGCTTACAACGAAGCCGAGCTGGGCGTAACAGCATTTGATCTTGATGACCCTTACGGTGTAAATACGGCCACGGGAGGTGCAGTAGCGTCTTATACTCAAGACCCTACCGGAATGCAAGCAGCTTTAGACTGGGTAGGCGCTACACTTGTGGGAGACCCAAACACGGAAGAGACTGCACGGTCTGCTTCTTTCGCCCAAAATCATCCCAACGCATACGACGCAGTGACTAACCTTGGACTGCTAGAAACAATGCCTTCTAAGGCTATGGACTTTGAGGCTGCTCACCCCTTTGGTCTATATAATCAACATAGAGGTGTAGCTTTAGGAAAGCTACAACAACAGGTAACTGATAAGATTAACGCATATGGTGAAAATATGATCGACTCTTATAATACACCCGGAGTTCCCTCTGTAGCTGCTACCAGCATAGCACAGGCTTATCAACAAGCGTATGACACCTCTTTCTTTTCTGGAAAAAAAGCGGAGAACTTTGCTAAAACAATTAATGCACGTTCTATGCAAATAAACAATGCTTTCTTTGATGGTTCTAATTTAACTCAAGAAGAGATAGAGGCTATAGCCGAGGTTGAAGCAGCAGGTTTAGCAACTTATGATTTTACTAATACCGATGTTACAGACTTAACGAGCGGGTTGGCTGGCTTAGGGGCTGATTTTGCGGAAGCAGCGGCAGCAGAGGCAGCAGAGGCAGCAGCGACAGCTAGCCTATCAGAGGCCGCTGGTGAGGGTATGGGCAGTCCAGAGGGTACTGAAGGGTTTGACGGTCACTGGTAACGCTTAGTGATATAATAGGAATAATTATGGCAGCAATAACAATAGAACAAGTAGAACAAAACTTACTTAGCATGGAGGAGCAAGATCGTGTTCTTGCTGAACAGGCTATGAATCAGTTGTCTGATCAAGAGCTAGATGTTTTGCTTCAAGCCTTCGATATCACTGTTAGCGCAGAAGAACAGCAAGAACCTATGCCAGAAACTATACCAGAACCTGTGCTGGAGGAACCACTTGCTGAAGAACCTGCAATGGAGGAAGCTCCTGTACCTACAATGGAACAAGCGATGGAAGAAGCCCCCCCGCCTATGACTACTCCTTTGCAGGATGAAATGCAAGCATTGGCGCTAGGGGACAGGGTTACAGGGCCGATACAGCAACCGGGAGCCTCTCCTACTGGTGTAGAAGATGATGTTTCTATGGATGCTCAGGAAGGTGCGTTTATAATAAATGCTGAAGCAGTAAAGCGTGTGGGTATTCAAGATTTAGAAGAAAGAATTTTAGAACCTGCAATGGAGCGCCTAAGAAATAAAGGTATTGACATAACCCTAGAAAGTTTAAAAAGACCACAGCAACAAGTAGAAGGTGATGTTGATGTGCTAGTGTCCAATGGTGAATACTATATACCGCCCATATTAGCTCAAGAAATTGGCTATGATCTCCTTGAAAAAATAAATAAACGTGGTAAGAAGGCTACGGAGAAAAAACTTGCTAAGACAAAACAACAAGCAGCATAATAAAGCTGTGGACATGAACAGCATATATGATCAAAATCCTGTAGCCGAAGAGGTTCAGGTAGCAGGGTTTTTTAAGGACACTTTGAAATCTGTTTTTGGACCCTCTAAGAAAAAAGGACTTACTGATCAAGAGATACTAGATACTTTACAGAAACAACCGCCCGCAGTTTTAATACCTATTGAACAAAAAAAGAAAGTAAAAAAACCTCTTCCTAAAAAATTTCCAACTGAACAACCCGAGCTATTGCCAGAATACAAAGGCCCAGCATCTCCCTTTGTAAAAAAAGTAGGTCATTTACTTAATTTGACACGGGCAATATATTTTGCTGAGTGGGGAAAAACAGAGTTTGATAAGTATCAGTTTACTTCTGTTGGAAGACAAAACATAAAAGGAAAGTCATTGGTAAGCAGTGCTTTTGGCCCCGGACAGCTAACAACAAGCACTGTGTATGACTTGTTTGGTGAAGGCCAGATAAAAAATAAAAAAGGTAGATATCTAACTACTTGGTTTAAAAAGGAAGATGAGGGTTTTAAAAACTACGTAAGAAAATTTATAAAGCAGGGGCAACAAAGAATAAAATACGCAAGCAGTAAAGATAGAGGTAAAGCAGTTCCTGCTAGCGCAATTACAGACAAAACAAAAAGGCCACAACAAATAGAGGCTTATCATAAAAATTTTGGTGCTTTAGGTGAGGGAAACATGCCTACAGAAGAACATAAAAAATATTACAATAGACTTATGGAGTATGTTTTACGCGATAAAATAAAAGTGGCTAACAGCTCAAGCATCAAAAAGAAGTATCCAAAATTAAATAGTGTTGAACGTCTTTTTAGACTTTATGGACCAAACGACCCAAAAGCAAAAGGGTATAGTACCTATGTCAAAAAGGCGTACAACTACTATTTACAAGAAGCAGCCACCCGCTAATTAGCGGCCCTGCAGACTAACCCAACTGCGGCTACCCCATAGAGGCCCCGCAAGGAGGAAAAATGACTACCGAAGTACAAGATCAAGACGCTAATCAAGGCACGTATAAAGGCTCTTATCGTAAAGACGTTTATGAAGAAGAAGCCTTACAAGACGCTACCCTTGAGGAACAAGAAACAGAAAAACAGGAGCTTGAAGGAGTTGACGAAGAAACTATCAACTTAAAACCAAGAAAAGAAGAACACGATTATAAAAAAAGGTATGATGATCTTAAAAAGCACTATGATACTAAATTATCAGAATGGAAACAGGAGAGGGAGACATTTTCTCTTGAAAGTGAAATGGATCAATCTTTTGAAGAAGCTTCCATTCCCGATGATTCAGATACAGACATAGAGCAGTTTAAACAGGAATATCCTGAAGTATATAACGTGGTTGAAACAATCAGCACTAAGAAAACTTCTAAGGAGCTTGAGGAACTTAAAGCCGAAGTTAATAGGCTTAATGAAAGAGAAAAGCAACTAGAAGCAAAAGGTGCGTATCAACAATTACTAGCCCTGCATCCAGACTTTGCTGAGATTAAAAAATCCGAGGATTTTCTTAGCTGGTTAGAGGATCAGCCACCTAGTATTTCTAACGGTATCGTTGATAACAGTTCAGATGTCCAATACGCTTCTCGCGTTCTAGATTTGTACAAAGCCGATAAAGGGCTTAACAAAAAAAGAGGCCGTCCAAAGCGTTCTGCAGCAGAAGCAGTTACTAGAACTAATGCTAAAACAGTTTCTGTTAATCAGGATGCTAATAAGAAAACATGGACAACCTCAGAGATACGTAAACTCAAACCGCATGAATTTGACAAGCTTGAAGCAGAGATTGACTTAGCAAATGCGGAGGGTCGTATCGTAACTCAATAGCTAATAGAGAAAGGCTAAGAAAATGGCAGTTGGTGTGTCATCCGGTTACGGTAATCTACCGTCCGGTAATTTCCAAGCTGAAATCTATAGCCAGAAGGTTCTCAAATTTTTCCGCCGTGCGTCAGTTGTAGAAGATATTACTAACACTGACTATGCGGGGGAGATTGAGAACTACGGAGACACGGTTCGTATTATTAAAGAACCTACTGTTTCTATCTCAGCGTATACCCGTGGTGCTGTGGTTACTCCGCAGGACTTGGCTGACGATGAGATTACTCTGGAAGTAGATCAGGCTCAAGCTTTTGCGTTCAAGGTAGATGATATCGAAGAACGTCAATCGCATGTTAACTTTGAGGCGCTTGCAACCTCTTCAGGTGCATACTCCTTGAAGCGTAACTACGACAAAAATGTACTGCAGGTTATGATTGATGGTGCAGGTATTAAGGGTGCTTCTGGCTCCGTTGAAACCGACTCCGCACTCGGTACTGCAGGTACTCCTCATACGATGGACGGCAGTGATGCCGGTGATGAGGCTGTGCAAATCATCGCTAAGATGGCGCGTCACCTAGATCAGGTTGATGTTCCTGAAGAAAACCGTTGGTTTGTAGCGCCCCCGCGTT